GGGGTGTATTCCTCCTATGACGAATCCACCGTGGTGGTATCCGGCAGTGGACAGAAGGTGGTAGGCGTAGTGGGGCAGGCGGCATCCGGCACCGTGGGCAAGGTGGTCCGGCTGACCAGCGTGGAACAGGCGACGGCGGAATTCGGCGCCAACAGCGGCGGATGCTGTCTGGTGGAGCTGACTCGGCTGGCCTTGCTGAACGGCGCGGCGGCGGTGGCCGCAGTGGCAGCCAAGGTGGGAGAGGAGCCCAGCGAGGCGGAGTACACTGCCGCCTTTGCCAAGTTGGAAGTGGAAGAAAATGTGGAGGTGGTGGTGTGCGGCAGCAGCGTTCTGGCGGTCCAGCAGGCACTGCGCCAGAGCGTGAAGACCGCCTCGGAGGGCCGAAAGGAGCGCATCGCCGTGGTGGGCTCCGACGGGGAGACCGTAAGCGAGCTTGTGGTCCGCGCCCAGGCCCTGAACAGTGAGCGAGTGGTGCTGGTGGCACCCAACGCCGTTGCCAGCGACGGGGAAAGCACCATTTCCGGCGTGGCTGTGGCCGCGGCTGTGGCGGGTGCCATCGCCGCAGAGAACGACCCGGCGGTGCCTTTGGGCGGCGCAGTGGTGAAGGGCTTCGGCGGCCTGGATGCCACCTATTCCGACGGAGAGCTGGACACCCTCATCCTGGGCGGCGTGACGCCGCTGGAGTGCGTGAGCGGCGAACTGAGCGTGGTCCGGGGCATCACCACCCGGACCAAGACCGGAGAGGCGGCCGACGCCACTTGGCGGGAGCTGACCACCATTTTGATCGTGGACGATGTGATCCCGGCGGTGCGCAGCAGTCTGCGCAGTAAGTTCAACCGCAGCAAGAATACGGCGCAGACCAGAAGCGCGGTGCGCTCTCAGGTGATCCTGGAGCTGGAGAACAAGCTGACGGCGGAGATCATCACCGGCTACGATGATGTGACGGTGACGGCGGACAGCGAAGATCCCACAATGTGCCTGGTGGACTTTGGATTTACAGTGGCCCACGGGCTCAATCAGATCTATCTGACCGCCCATATCACGATTTAAGGAGGAAGCGGGATGAAGACAAGCGGATTTCCCACCAGCAGCGACATCTATCTGGAGGTGGATGGCAAAAAGGTGGCGGTGGTCCAAAGCTACACGGCCAAGACCACGAAGACCAGTCAGACGGTGGAGGCCTTTGGCGAAAGTGAGCCGGTGGCCACCATTCCTGGTCAGTGTACGCACGTGATCGAACTAACCCGGCTTTACGCCACGGACGAGGCCATTCAGGACGGCATCAACTTCCATGACCTGGAGAGCTTTTCTCTGGTCATTTGCAAGCCGGACCGACACATCATTTACTCTGACTGCCAGTGGAGTTCCATCGGCGAAACCGGCGCGTTGAGCGCCATGGTGGTGGAGAAGGTGACCATCGTGGCGGCGAAGCGCATTGAGACCAGCGTATGACGGGGACGCTGGAGCAATGGCTGGCCGGACGGCGGGAGCGGGCGGTGGAGCTGAAAGGAGCGGAGTGTACGTTGCGGGTGGTCACGGCCCGGGAGGTGCTGGAGGCCAGGAGAGAGGCGGCGGCACTGGCGGCCCATGAGTCGGAGCGGGCCCTGTGCTCCAACGCCTGTCTGCTGGCCAGGGCCCTTCATCGGGAGGGACAGCGGGTCTTTTCCGACGGAGCGCAGGCCCTCGGTACATTGACGCCGGGGGAGATCGAAAATTTGACCGCAGAACTGGCGGCGCTGAACAGAGCGGAGAATCCGTCGCCGGAGGCCCCCTGGGAGGAGACGGAAGAGAGAAAAAAAGCCTGGAGCACACGCCCTATGAGCGGCTGAAGTGGCGTGTGCTCCGAACGGCTCACGCCCTGCCCACCGAGCGTCGGGTCAGAGAGATGACAGATGGAGATTATCTATATTGCGCGCTGAATTTGCTGTTGGACCAGGAGGAGCAGTTGGATCGGCTGTGCCCGCGGTGCAGGAGCGAAGCGGAGGAGGGGCGGTGCCCCTCCTGCGGCGCTTTGTGGAGCGCAGACGGGATCAGTCGGAACGCCTCCTTTGACGAGGCGCGGTATGAGGCGCTGCGGAGGGGGGAAACGGTTTGATCGATTGGGTCCAGGTGCTGCTGGGGCAGCCGCTGGAAGAGGAACAGGAAGAGAGTGTAGAAGAGCTGTCTCGGATGGCGGAATGGAGCGCGGAGCGAAAAAGAAAAGAAGAAGCGGATGAAGCGGCGCTGACCTTGGAAACAGATGCGGCAGAAGGCACGGTGAGATTCTGGGCGGAAGCGGCGGAGGACCGGGAAGCGCGGACAGAAATGAAAATGGCCAGTGCGTCAGAGTTAGAATGGGCAGAAGCCCAGTCGTCACGGACCGAATGGGAACGGATGGCGCAGCAATCTGTCCAGGGGGCGAAGGCAGAAGAAGGCGACGGGGCGGAACGTGTACGGGACGGTTTGCAGAGCGAACTGGGGTTCAGCGGTTTGTTGGGGCAGACCTCAGATTCCGATATGGGGCAGAGCTTGGAACAGCGGGGAGAGAAAACGACAACCGAATCGGAAGTGGAACAGGCAAAGGCGGCTGCGGAGGCGGCGGACAGGTCCGCCGGTGCTTGGTCGGCGGCGCTAAGCCGGGATGAAGCACTGGTGTGGCGGCGGTCCGGCGTGGAGACTTTGGCGGCGGAAAGCGCCAAGGGCCGGGCGGAGCAGGCGGCGGCCCAGACAATGGCGCGAGGGCAAGGAAGCGCCAGCGCTTATCTGGAAGCGGCACTGTCCCCAGCCGCTCCCACCGCACCGACGGCGGGGCGGCTGTTGGTGCAGCTGGCGCGGAATGATCAGGCGGCCGCTTATCAGACCATGGCCCAGCGAACGGAGCAGGCGGAGTCCCAGAGCTGGACCGGGACCGACCCCTTGCAGCTGGATCGGGTTTTCGAGCGGGACGCCCGCCGTTATGACAATGGATTTGCGCTATATTGAGGAGGGCGAGCGGGATGAATCTGACACCGATGCGGTACAAGACCTTTGTCTGGCCCCACAACCCGAAGGTGTATGAGATCGAGTACAAGCGAAAAATGGCGGTGAACAAGGTGCCCTTTGGCCGCTATTACTTACAGGACTTGGGCATCACAAGGCGAGTCATGAAGGGGGAAGGGGAGTTCGTAGGGGAGGGCGCCTATGACCAGTTCAAGGAATTGGCCGCTTTGTTTTATGAAAACAGTCCGGGGGTCCTGATCCACCCCCTTTGGCAGACAGCCAACGCCTATTTCGTGGGGCTGTCTCTGGCTCAGGAGCCGCGGGCAGACTATGTCAAATATAGCTTTGAATTTTGGGAGTGCTATGATCTGTATGCCACAGAGGGGACCACAGTGACGGTATCCGGGACATCTGCCTCAGCGGGAACGTCCACTGCGCAGTCGGAGGACGGGAGCGCAGTGTGGCACACGGTGGTGAAGGGGGAGACCTTGTGGGGACTGTCCCAGCAATATGGGACCACAGTGTCAGCGCTGTTGGCCCTCAATCCAGATATCAGCAACCCCAATCGCATTTATGTGGGGCAAAAGGTGAAGGTGATGGGATGACTGGATTTTTGGAGGAGTATGACGGGGTGCGCTATCAGCTGCCTCAGCTGCTGGAGTGGGAGCTGACGTACACAGCGGGAATCCCCTGTGACAGCTTTTCTGTGGTGTGCGTATACGATCCCGAGCTGGAGGAACACCTTCACAAAGCGACAGAATTTACGGCGGAGGAAGATGGTACAAAATTCCGGGGCGTGGTGGACGAGTACCAAGTGACCTGGGATGGGGCGGGACGTCGGACAGAGGTGTCTGGCCGGGGGATGGCGGCCCGCCTGCTGGACAACGAGGCGGAGGCGCAGGAGTACAACGTGGCGACGCTGGACGATATTTTGCGCGGCCACGTATATCCTTATGGCATCCAGGTGGGACAACGGACGGGACTGCCCGCTGTTCCAGGGTTTGCTGTGTCCAGCGGAAGCAGCCAGTGGCAGGTGCTGTATCAATTTGCCTGTTATTACGGCGGGGTGACGCCCCGATTTGACAAGGAAGGGCAGCTGCTCCTTTGCGGCTGGTCTGACGAGACGAAAAGAGAACTGGACGATCACATCCCGGTGTTGAAGCTCAGCCGGAGAGAGAAGCGGTACGGTGTGCTGTCCGAGATCCTGGTGCGGGACAAGACACAAAAGCAGGTGGAGACCATCCAGAATGAGACGTTTTTGGCGGAGGGAGGTCAATGCAGGCGGGTGATCACCATGCCAGGGCGGAGCACCTATCAGGCGATGCGCTATTCCGGGAAGTTCCAGATCCGGCGGTCGGAGGCGGAACGGGACCGAGTGGAAGTGACTGTGGCGGCCCCGTTTTGGAGCTGGCCGGGGGAATTGGTGGAGCTGAAGCTGGAACGGGCGGGTTTGTACGGCACCTATCGCGTTTTGGAGGCGGCTACTGGCACCGGAGAGGACGGTGCTTGGACCAAGCTCACCCTGGGGGCGCCGGATGTGCTGCTTTAAAGGAGGAAGACGATGTGGATCTCAAGACGGGAACGACCAGACGCCAAGCGTGAGGCGCTGGCGGAGGATGGACAGGTGACAGTGGAGGAAGAGGTGGGCGTTTACGCCGAGGGAGAGCGGAGAAATCTGCCGGTCTACGGGCCGGGCGGATATGGCTGGCGCCCTGGAGATGGAC